CTAGCGGAAGTAGACTCCGCGCCAACCACGGATGTGACGGCCACACCTGAAGTTGCTGAAAGTACGCCGGAAGTAACCGAGGCCAAATCATTCTCGCAAGAGGAACTTGATGCAGCTATCGGCAAACGCCTTGCAAGAGAGCAACGTAAGTGGGAACGAGAACAAGCACAGCGTCAGTCTGAACAGCAGACGTTGAGGGCCGCGCCAGCCGCCTCCGCTGACCAGTTTGAGTCTACTGAAGCCTATGCGGAAGCATTGGCTCTTCAGAAAGCCGAAGAACTGATCGCCAAGCGTGAAGCAGCAAAGCAACAGTCGCAAGTTCTTGAAAGTTATCACGATCTGGAAGAAGAAGCACGGGGCAAGTACGATGACTTTGAACAAGTCGCTTACAACCCTAAGTTACCGATCACCAACGTGATGGCAGAAACGATCCAGTCTTCGGATGTCGGTCCTGAGTTAGCGTACTATCTCGGCTCCAACCCAAAAGAAGCAGATCGCATCTCACGCATGACGCCTTTAAGCCAGGCGAAAGAGATTGGGAAAATTGAAGCCAAATTGGTTTCTTCGCCCCCAGTCAAGAAAACAACTTCTGCACCAGCGCCAATTTCGCCGGTGACTGCGCGGTCCTCTGGATCGACAGCTTATGACACTACGGACCCACGGTCTACCAAGACCATGACCGACTCGCAGTGGATTGAAGCTGAACGCAGACGCCAGCAAAAGAAGTGGGAAGCGCAGAACCGCTAAATCTTTTTAAAGGACTTTTAAAATGTCTAACAGTATTCTGACCATTGACATGATCACACGGAAAAGTCTCGAAATCCTCGAGAACAACCTTGTGATCACCCGTAACGTGAACCGCCAGTATGACGATAGCTTCGCTGTCGAAGGTGCGAAAATCGGTTCCACATTGCGTATCCGTTTGCCCGACCGCGCTCTGGTAACTGACGGTGCTGCCCTGCAAGTTCAAGACGACAACGAACAGTACACCACTCTGACTGTGGCCAGCCAAAAGCACATTGGTGTCAACTTCACATCTGCTGAATTGACCATGCAATTGGATGACTTTGCAGAGCGTGTCTTGAAGCCACGTATCAGCCAGTTGGCCTCCAGCATCGATGCTGACGTTGCCAACAGTTACAAGTACATCGGTAACACCGTTGGTACACCAGGCACTACTCCTTCAACTTCTTTGGTCTTGTTGCAAGCCCAGCAAAAGTTGAACGAAAACGCTGCCGTGATGAACCCACGTTACGCTACCGTCAACCCTGCCGCTAACGCTGGTTTGGTTGAAGGCATGAAAGGTCTGTTCAATCCTACCGACACTATCAGCAAGCAGTTCAAGAACGGCATGATGGGTACTGGCGTGTTGGGTTATGACGAGATCAACATGTCTCAGTCGATCAAACAGTTCACAACTGGTTCGCGTGCTGCTACTGGCGGTACAACTTCCGCTGCTGTGACCGCTGAAGGCGCAACTACTATCGCCATCACTGGTGCTGGTAACGCTGGTGTGGTTAACATCGGTGACGTGTTCACTGTTGCTGGCTGTTTCGCTGTCAACCCACAGACCCGTGAGTCCACCGGTTCGTTGTTCCAGTTTGTTGCAGTTGCTGCTACAACCCTGGACGGCTCTGGCGCTGGTAACATTACTGTGGCTCCGATCTACTCGGCGGCTAACGCTTTGGCTACCGTGTTGACTTTGCCTGCAACCAGCCAAGCTGTTACGTTCGTCGGCGCTGCTTCAACCCAGTACCCACAGAACTTGGTCTACCATAAGGACGCCATCACGTTCGCTACGGCTGATCTCTTGCTGCCACAGGGTGTCGATATGGCTGCTCGTGCCGTTCACAACGGTATCAGCTTGCGTGTTGTGCGCCAGTACGACATCAACAACGATCGTCTGCCTTGCCGTATTGACGTTTTGTACGGCTACAGCGTGATTCGTCCAGCAATGGCCGTTCGCCTTTGGGGCTAAATTGAATGGGGCTTCGGCCCCGTTCTCTGTTTTTAACATTGAAAGGAAATTATCATGGCTTTACCTAATGGCGCAGGCGGTTATCAAGTTGGTGCAGGCAACCGTCAAGAAACAATTATGGGCGCAATGGCTGTCCCTCAAACAGCTACGGCTACAGCAACCCTGACAGCATTGCAAATTGCTAACCAGGTTTTGGTGGCTAACCCCAGCACATCTGCTGCAACATACACATTGCCTACAGGCGTGGCAATTGACGCTGCAATTCCTAATGCTACTGTTGGTAGCACTTTTGATTTGTCAATCGTCAATATCGGCACTAGTTCTGGCGCAGTGACTTTGGCTGTTAACACTGGTGTGACCGATGGCGGCAACGCTTTGGTTGCTATCGCTGTGACAACTAGCCAATTGTTCCGTTTCCGTAAAACCGGTGACGGCACTTACGTTGTGTATCGTTTGGCTTAAATCTAAACGGGGGCTTCGGCCCCTGTTTTTAAAGGAACAATCATGTCCAATTCACAAGCTGTCGGTGTTGCTTATAGCGACCCTGAATTTACTACCTGCTACGCAAGCCAAGAAATTGGTTATAGCGTAGCAGCCCAAGGCGCTGTGACTCAGTTAACAGACAAGTCCACAGGGGTAACTCTAAACAAGTCTGTTGGCCGCATCACAATGAACAACGCCGCTTTGGCAGCGGGCGCTGCGGTGTCGTTTACCTTAACCAACAACCTAATCTCCGCAAACGACACAATCATTGTGTGTGTTTCTAGCAATACTACTGGTAGTGCTGCCGGCGCTTACACCACCTACGTTTCGTATTTGGCTGCGGGTTCTGCTTTGATTACGTTGCGAAACTTGACTGCTGCAACTTCATACTCTGAAGCTGTCATCATCAACTACGCAATCATCCACGGCGCAAGCTAACCAAACGGGGCTTTGGCCCCGTTCTTAAATATGGTCATTTACCTTTCCCATCCCATCCACGGTGCTAAAGTGGCCACAATGGATTTAGAAGCTGAAGCTGATGAAGAAAATGGCTGGGTGCGCTACAATCCCGATACGCCTTCAGACTTTGAAGAAGCGGCCAACACACTTGTTGTAAAGCGCAAATACACCCGCAAAGGTGAAACTGAAGGAGTCTGAGCATGGCCACGTACACCGCTGGTGATCAAATAAATCGGGCACTGCGCCTGATCGGTATGCTGGCCGAGGGTGAATTGCCTTCCGTGGAAACAGCCAACGATTGCTTGGTTGCGCTTAACCAGATGATCGACTCGTGGAACACCGAGCGGTTATCCATATTCAACACAATTGACCAAACGTTTATTTGGCCTGCTGGCGAGATTCAACGTCATCTTGGCCCCAGCGGTGCCAGCATCGGTGGCTTTGACGGCGTACGGCCAGTTTTGTTGGATGATGCCACATACTTCAAAGCGCCTAATGGCGTGTCATACGGCATCAAGTTTATCAACCAGCAACAGTACGATGGTATTGCGGTTAAAACGGTGACATCCACGTATCCACAAGTGATGTGGATCAACATGGAATATCCCAACATTCAGATGACGGTCTACCCTCGTCCCACACAGGACTTGGAGTGGCACTTTATCAGCGTACAAGAGTTGGATCAGCCCGCTACATTAAACACAGCCATGTTCTACCCGCCAGGGTATTTGCGTGCGTTTACGTATGGTTTGGCTATGGAAATTGCACCGGAGTTTGGCGTTGAACCAAGCCCACAAGTTCAGCGTATTGCTATGACCAGCAAGCGTAATCTGAAGCGCATTAACAACCCTGACGATGTGATGGCCATGCCGTACTCGCTGGTTGCTAACCGCCAGCGTTTTAACGTGTACGCGGGTAATTACTGATGAAGACGCCGATCCTTGGCTCCAGCTATGTCGCACGCAGCGTCAATGCTGCGGACGCCAGAATGGTCAACTTGTTTCCAGAGATTGTCCCCGAGGCGGGAAAAGAACCTGCGTTCTTGCAACGGGCGCCAGGCTTGAAATTGCTTAACACGGTTGGCGCTGGTCCAATTCGTGGTCTTTGGGCTTTTTCATCCAATGATGGCGTTGCTTTTGTTGTATCGGGCAATGAACTTTACAAAATCAACAATGCTTATGTAGCCACTTTACTTGGCACTGTAAGCGGCGCTGGTCCTGTTAGCATGGCTGATAACGGCACGCAATTATTTATTGCGGCCAATGGCCCCAGCTACATATACAACAACACCACAGGCGTGTTTGGGGCTATTACAGATCCTGATTTTCCTGGCGCTGTGACTGTCTGTTACTTGGATGGTTATTTTGTGTTTAACCAACCAAACAGCCAGTTGATGTGGGTCACCGCTATTCTTGACGGCACAAACATTAACGCGCTTGATTTTGCAAGCACTGAAGGTTCTCCCGATGGTTTAATAGCTGTCGCGTCCAACTTCCGTGAAGTGTGGGCCTTTGGCACAAACTCAATTGAAGTTTGGTACGACGTTGGCGGTACGGGTTTCCCCTTGCAACGCATTCAAGGCGCTTTTAATGAGTTAGGTTGCGCTGCGCCTTACTCAGTGGCCAAGATGGACAACGGTCTGTTTTGGCTTGGCCGCGACCGCCGTGGCCAAGGTATTGTTTACCGTGCAAATGGCTACGCTGGTGTACGCATATCTACCCATGCAGTGGAATGGCAAATTCAGCAATATGCTGACATGTCGGATGCTATTGGTTACACGTACCAGCAAGATGGCCACAGTTTTTATGTGCTGATTTTTCCAAGCGCCAACACTACTTGGGTTTACGATGCAGCAACCCAAGCATGGCATGAGCGTGCCGGTTTTGTAAATGGTCAATTTACTCGCCATCAATCAAATTGTCAGATGGCGTTTCAAAACAAGATTGTTGTTGGCGACTTTCAAAACGGCAACATTTATGCGTTTGACTTAGACAACTACACCGACAACGGTAGCATTCAAAAATGGTTGCGGTCTTGGCGTGCCTTACCACAAGGAACAAATAACCTGCATCGTACTGCCCAGCACAGTCTCCAACTGGACGCCCAAACTGGCGCGTATTTACCAGCAGTGGAAGTTGATGTTACGGGTAGCAACGATACGTTTTTAATCACAGAAGCAGGCTCATTTTTGTTGACCGAATCTGGTGATTACATAATTACCCAAGTAGGCGAAAACATAAATCCACAGCCAAACGTCATGTTGCGTTGGTCTGATGATGGTGGCCACACATGGTCCAATGAGCATTGGAAAGGCATGGGCGCTGTAGGCCAGTATTTTTATCGCACAATTTGGCGCAGGTTGGGCATGACTGTCAAGTTGCGGGACCGTGTTTACGAAGTGTCGGGCACTGATTCAATTAAAATTGCGATCATGGGCGCGGAACTTGTTTTAAGTCCAACCAATGCTTAGTCCTAACGCCACGCCAACACCAATCACGCCGCCGCGAGTGCCGTTGGTAGACCCTCGCACGGGTTTAATTGACCGTGCGTGGTACATGTTTTTTATCTCGCTAATTAATGCGGCCACATTGGTGTATGACGGCGATCTTGGCCCAAGTCCTGAGTCTTTAATTTCATCGTACGATGCGGCTTTGCAGGCACTAGCGCAAAACGTTGACACGCAGCCGTTGCCTGTTGACTTGAGCGCAGAATTAACTAAACAAATTGAAGCGGCTGGCTTGGCCAACTATGCGACTGGATTGTTGTCGCAAATAGCCGAAATGCAAAAGCAACTTGACGCCCTCAATCTTTTGCCGCCACCAACACAAGGAACAGTAATAGCGGTAACAGGCACAGCGCCTGTGGTGTCAACTGGGGGCATTTCACCCAACATCAGCATGGCTGCGGCCAATACATCGACTGATGGTTATCTGACATCGACCGACTGGAATACATTTAACAACAAAGCACCGGCAACCAGCGGCGTATCTATTTTGTACGGCAATGGTTCTGGTGGTTTTAGCAATGTCTCAACAGGCTCAGGCGTCAGTTTTGTAGCTGGCGTATTAAGCGCCACTGGTACTGGAGGCACCATTACTTCGGTTACTGCCACAGCACCCATTGCGTCTTCGGGCGGGTTTACACCTAACATCAGCATCAACGCTGCGTATGGCGATACAGTCAATCCTTACGCTGCCAAGACAGCAAACTATGTCCTTGCTGGCCCCACATCAGGTGCAGCGACTGCGCCTACGTTCAGGGCTTTGGTAGCCGCTGATATCCCATCGTTGTCGTATGTTACTTCGGTCAGCGGCACATCACCAGTAGTGTCCTCTGGTGGTACAACCCCTGCCATCAGTATGCCTGCGGCTACCGCATCGGTCAGCGGCTATCTCACTTCAACTGACTGGACTACATTTAACAATAAGGGATCCGGTACGGTTACATCAGTGACGGGTACGGCACCAGTTGTTTCATCCGGTGGCACAACTCCTGCAATCAGCATGGCGGCGGCTACCGCATCAGTTAGCGGTTATTTGACCTCAACTGATTGGAATACTTTTAATAACAAGCAGCCTGCTGGCGCTTATTTGACTGCGGTAACTTCTGATGCGCCTTTAACGGGCGCGGGAACATCAGCAAGTCATTTAAGCATTCCTGCGGCTAGTACATCGGTCAGTGGTTATTTGACTAGCACAGACTGGAATACGTTTAACAATAAAGGTTCGGGAACTGTCACTTCAGTGACTGGTACTGCGCCAGTTGTTTCGTCAGGCGGCGTTACACCAGCGATTAGCATGGCAGCGGCTACTACATCAGTCAATGGCTATTTAACTTCAACCGACTGGAATACTTTTAATGGTAAACAAGCCGCGCTGGTTAGCGGCACAAACATTAAAACTGTCAACGGAACAAGTTTATTAGGGTCTGGTGACGTAGGTACGATAACTTACGCTTACGGCGGGACTGGTCAAACATCAGTTACTACAGGCGATTTGTTATATGGTTCAGCGACTAATACCTGGTCTAAATTAGGTATTGGTAGTACAGGCCAAGTTTTGCGGGTTGCATCAGGAGCGCCAGCTTGGGGCACAGATTATGTTGGAACTGTAACAAGCGTTGCAGCTACTGTTCCGTCTTTCTTGTCTATCAGTGGTAGCCCAATTACCTCATCTGGCACATTGGCTATTAGCTTGTCTGGTACTTCATTGCCTACAACATCAGGCGGCACAGGACTGACATCTTTCACCGCTAACGGTGTGGTTTACGCAAGTTCTACAAGTGCATTGGCTACTAGTTCTGTATTTGTGTTTAACGGTACAAACGTAGGTATTGGGACAAGTTCACCAGGATACAAACTGGATGTTGCTGGTGCTATTAACGCATCAGTTTCGCTAAATACGCCTGGCGCAATTTACAGCAATGATGGAACTACCGTCTCCCGTGTTATTTCTGCTGGCGGGGTCTCTTACTGGGGCACAACAAGCAATCATCCTGTTGTTTACCAAACCAACAACACTGAACGGATGCGTATTGACACTTCCGGCATCGTCACCATGAATGCGTACGGTGCTGGTGCGGCAACGTTCTCGGCTGCTGGCGTTATCTCGTCTGTGTCTGACGAAACATGGAAAATCAAAGATGGCATTCCGGCTGACCCCGATGCCATGCTTAAAAAGTTGCAGCCTGGCTATTGGTATTACAATGACGAAAAAAGCGCAATCTTTGGCAAAGAACGCCAACTAGGCTTTTATGCCCAAAACGTCAACGCCGCGATTGGCCCTGAAGCTGCTCCAGAACCCGAAGAAGGAAAGCCTTGGGGTTACTACGATCGTTCAGTTTTAGCCGTGGCTGTCATGTCTTTGCAGAAAGCACTTGATACCATTGATTCACTTACAGCCCGTATTGCGGCATTGGAGCAAAAATGACAGTCACCGTCAAAGTCCTCGTACCGGCCAAATACGCCGAAAACTCACAAACAACCCAGTACACCGCGACTGGCGTTACCGCGATTATTGACAAGTTTACGGCCACTAACATCAGCGCCACGGCGGCCACGATCAGCGTAAACTTGGTCACATCGGCTGGATCGGCTGGTAATACCAACTTGATCACCAAAACCAAAACGCTTCAA